AGTTGTCCCGTAAAGGCTGCCGTAGGAAAACCCGCCTGGGATATAGATTGAACAATACAGGTAGAAGAATTGGCCATTTTTGCGGCCGTTATTGCATCATCAGCGATGCGGGCTATTGGTAAAGTTCCAGAGGTTAATAAGGCTGCTGAATGATTTGGTAGATCAGAATCAGCAAGTGTGGTTCCAGCAGTTGCTAGTCCATCCCCATCTACCGTGATTTTTGTATAAGTCCCTGCGGAAACTGAGTTAGTAATAGTGAGAGAGCCGTTTCCGTCTACACTCAAACCTGAACCTGGCTTTACAGCTCCTTTAGCACTGGAAGTTGCAACAGGAAGATCAGCGCTTGTTGGAGCGCGTGAAGCTGTTACCAGTCCATTTGCGTCATGCTGACAAACAGAATATGTAGAGCCTGAAGCCGAAACACTGTTATCAATTTTTATAGTTCCACTCGTTTGAGTCAGACCATTTCCATTGATAATTACGCCGCCTTTTGCTGACGTCGTTGGATCAGGCAGATCGCTACCTGCAATAACTCTTGCACTTACAGCACCTCCACCTGATGTAGGTCCAGCAAGAAACTTATTAGCTGCGTCAGTATCATCTACAGTTGCAGAAATCGTATAAGTCGTTCCAGAAGCAGTCGAAACAATATTGATAATTCCACTGGTAGATCCAGAAATAGTTGTCGTACCAGCAACTAATGCATCCCAGCTAGATCCATCCCATATATAAACCTTGTTTGATGCTGCTGTATCTACAAGTATTTGTCCGGTGAAGTCACCAGAACCACTAGTGCCGCTTTGAATCTTGGCAATGTCATTAGCAAGTTTCGCTGCTGTGACGTTGTCGTTTTTTATGGCCGCAGTGTTCACACTGTCTGTAGCCATTGAAGCTTCGACTATTGACCCACTCGCAAAGGCAACTTTGCCTGAAGGTATTGGCGTTCCACTTAATTTGTTTAGTCCAGCAGTGCTGATCAGCTCATTGAACTTAACCTTTTTGGTCTCAGTACTATTAACAATCGCTAGAACGTCCTCGTCATCGAGGTTAGCACCAGTGACCTCATTAAGAGCACTAATTTTTGCGTCAGCCATTAGGCACTAACCTCCGAGGAATCCTTTAATCAGCTTCAAGTAACAGGTTAGCAGTGGCATCCTGTTCCAGTAAGATGTTGTCGGTATTTTCCTGAAGAACTTTGTACTCGGCGGCTGTCATAACCTTCAATTTTATTTCTCCTGTCGTTACAAAGTCAGCAGTCATTTTGACTAGCTGACCTGTATTAAAGGCAATTGCTGTGTTGGTTATTAATCCTTTTACGTCGTACCAGATAACATCATTCGCTACGTTTGCACCTGCACCACTTGGGTCATAACCATCAATTTTTAAATAAAAATGAGCATTAAAAGTACTCCCTATGTCTGATCTAAGAACTAACTGATGTAAATACTGTGCTGACTCGTATTCACCAGCTCCCACGGTATCTCGATAGTCCCAGAAAGATTCCAGTCTTCCGGATCCACTCAATATTCCATTAATACTATTCCTGAAATCATCAGACAAAGCTGTTGTGTCTACAACCTCAGCCGATGTATTCAATTCATAGGAAGTGACCTGGCCAAGAATTCTATGAATTGCATTTTGAACAGTAAGGCGAACATCAAGTGACCAACCTGCCGACTGAGCTACTAAAGAGATTGCATTAGTCGCTCCACCTGATACGGCATGCGCATAAGTTGCATAAAGCCTAATTCCACCTAAATCATCAACGTGAATAAAGAACTTTCCACTCTTTACGCTCGTATAACCACTAATAAAAACAAGGTTGCTATCAGCTCTTATCTCTAATTCATCTCCTGTTATTAATTCGCTCGCATCTCCTCTACTTGCAACATCAAAACCAAGTCTTTTGCTGGTTGCAACTACTTCAGCATCATCAATTGTAGTGACAATCTCTCTGCCACCGAAAGTTCTTTGTAGTTCAACGCGGCCCTTCGACCCAAGATAGATAGCCATTAGTTAGAGGGTTGCTGTGGTTAGGGCACCCGTAGCTTGGAACGTTATATCGGTAGAAACAATATCTCCTGTTGCAACTCCTATTTGAGCACCTGTGATATATGCAGTTAATTTCACATCTGAATACGATGTTCCGTCTGCCAATCTCAAAGTCAAAGTAACAGTGTCAGTAGAGGCAACCCCAGTAGTCCCAGTCTTTACAAGTTTTCTTAAAAGTGCACTTGCATCGTTTGTTCCATCATCTTGCTTGTAATACAAGAGGGTAGCTGTTCCATTAAAGGATTGAATCCCTGGGGAATAACTTCGGACACTATCGGAAAGACTTGTCGTATCAAGTAAATCTAGATCGGCTGAAAGGCTCCAGCTCTTGACCTTTACTTGGTCAACATCGCTTAGTTGAAGCGAACCATCTCTTCCTGTGTATGCCTTAGCCATTAGATAATCACCTCTTAGTTAGTTTAAAGGACACCTACAAGATTTACCCGCACATTGCTAACACCTGGTTTAACTTGTACAACTTGAGGCGGGCCTGCATAACGCCACTTGTCATTACTGTCTAACGCATCACTATTTCCTGTCCATCCTCCTTTCAAGTCTTCATTAATAGCAAAAGCTGTATAGGTTCCTTTTTGAGCTTCAAAATCATCAAGAAACAACTCAGCATTAGCATCACTGATATTTTTATAACCCAAAGAAAGTTTCATCCCTGTCCTTTTCGATCCATATAAAATCCTTGTCTCTGATCCTGATTGGGATCTGAATTTTTTAACAGGGAAGTCCCCTGGCGAGAAATTTCTTGAGCTAGGGGTGAGAGTAGGGAAAGCCATTACTCGCTATCGAAAGATCCGTTGACAACATCATCAGCTATCAAGCTCTTCAAAGTGTCCTCTTCACAAGGGAATTCAGAAGCTGATATTTGAACGCTGTTGTCATCATTCATCGTAAGTTGCTCAACGATATAGACGTTGGCACTATTTGATGTTGACCTAATAGTAAAGACTGAACTATGAAAAGTCGAATCACTAACTTTTCCATCAGGATCAACTGTCATTGTCCCTTCAATCACCTCATCACCTGTTCCTGTCTTGTAATAGGAGACGGAATGACTTCCTACCGAAATTGTGCTTGCACTTGTAATGACACCTGATGCACTAATAGTTCCATTCTTTGCGGCACTATATGGATTTGATTCCGTAACTACTTTTATGTAATCACCAGGAGCGAGAATTAAGTCATCAACAACCGTAGAAAATTCGATTGTGTGAGTGACACGTCTTCTTATAGATAAAAAGAATTTAGCTACTTTCTTTGCATGTTCCTTACTGGTACAGAATGAGGTCAGATCAAAAGATTCGACTGGGTCGAATTGCATTTGTCCGTTTACTGTAGAACTGTCATCAGTGGCAGACCAACGAACCATGATTGACTTTTCTACAGGAAGTTTGTTTTCTTCTAATTCTTTGTATCGAACTACAGCCTTGAACGGCTTTCTCTCTTCTACATTTAGATAACTCAATTTAAATGTATCTTCTAAAATGTTTCCTGTTGTAAATAATTGCTTTATAACAACAGCTCCTAAATCTATATCACCTCCAGTTGTAACAGGTAGAGCTGGCTTGATACCAAACTTACCATTAACAATAACAAAATTACACAAGAAACTAGGAGCCACATCTGCTATAAATTGCCTGATATTAACGGCTTGATCTATGACTCCGTTATAGAATAATTTGTTGTTAAATAAAAACTTAGACGTATCAATTAAGGTAGTCGTATCTATTAAATCATCATACCTATAAGGATTAATAGTCTTTCCTACACCTGCGACTTGATCTGTTAATAAGTAATAAATTAGGTCTGTTAATAAATTACTAGGTCCATTATCTGCGGAATCACCGTAAGCTAAAGATTTATCAGAATGCCATCTTTTAACAGGAATACCCTTTTTCAACCAGAAACCAATTTGGTCTAAAGCGGTAAATCTTCTACTTGCTTTTAAGGCTAAACCAGCAGTGGTTAATTTGTTATATGTGGGAATTTCTTCATTAGCCAAAGATTCATTGACGTAAGTAATTACATGCTCTGGATTGCTGTCATTTGATTTTTCAACCGTACTATAAAAACTTACATCGGCATATTGACTTTGCCCTTCAAAGTATCTATCTGCGTTTGTCTGCCCAGTAGCGGCTGTTGATGTAGCTCTTGCTTCAATAATGTAAGTAATCCCAACATATTGCTTGTAATCACTATCCGACCTCCACTCTGCATAATAATTTGTAAAAGCGGGATTAGCCTCATTCTCTACTTCAAATAAATGAGTAAAAGTCTCACCAATGTGCCAAGTTGTAGTCGTGGGACTTGCTTGTACTGCCTCAAACTTAGGTTCACCCCAGTAATGTTTAAAGCCTGACCAATGCGGAGTAGTGCCCCATTTATCAGACCAAAGTCTTACTGTCGCTGTTATTTTAAGTCTTACCGTCTTACTGTCTTCAGTAATATTATAATGAACTGTACGTGATTCACCAGGGCTAAAGTTATCGGCTCTACCTAAAGCTTCATATAAATAAGCTTGTTGCCTGCCTCTATGTCTATTATAAAAATTAGCACCC